TAATAATTCTTTTAATATATTTCCAGATGGAGTAGGTAAGATTTCAACTGTACCTATTACATCATTACCTTCCCAATGTACTTCTTTAATATTGTGAGATACATTCTTTAAATTGATTACCGAAGAGTCAGGATGGTCTAATTCACCCAATGCTCTTCTTTCTTTAACCAATGTTTGGTATTTGTCAATTTCTCTTTCTAATACTTCTCTTGGGTACACTCTACCATTTTGGTTTTCTGCACCTGAACGTTGAAGGACTCCTTTAACCAAAGTTCTACCAGATGAATCTTCATTCACTCTTCCTTCAAATAAGTTTGTTTCTATTAATAGATTCTTCATAATGGTATCCTTATTTATAGTTTTTTAATAACTCAATAAATTCCTTTTTCACACCAGATGATAATCTTTTGTGAATTTCGTTTTTAACTAATGTAGGAATTAGATTACTTAATTCAGAATTTTCAACTGTAATCTTATTGTTATTTTTTGATAATACAGGTCTTTCTAAGAATGTATTTATTTCAAAAGTTAATTCTTCAGAAAGTTCAATCGGTAAATTAGTTGAACAACCACCTTCAGTTACTCCACCACATCCACAACCACAATCTGATTTAGATTCTATTGCTTCGTTCCTTCTGAGTTTTTTAAGAATAATATTTAATTGTTGCCCCACCGTAGTTGGATGAAGTTTTTTTCTTTTCCATCCTTTAATCTTCTTTTTCTCAAAATCCATTATATAATCTATATCTTTTTTTGGATATTTTAAGTATTCTAAGTGGTCTATTACATCAAGTGTCCATTGGTCAGTTTTTTTTGCTTCGTTTACTGATTCAAATTTTATCGATTGTTTATATGATGGTTTTTTAGAATCTACATCAATAACCACATTACCACTATGTGATTTAATTTTCTTTAATAGTTTTAATATTGCCTCTTTCTTTTTATTATAAGATTTAGCTCTAGTACCAATAATATTAGAATTACCCATACTTGCCTTGTAAATGAATCCTGGTAAATCTTCAGAACTTAAATTTAAATTACTAATAAATCCATTTATATCACTATTATTATATTTAGTTTTTTTACCACCATATGTAATAAGAGTTATTGATTTTGCTTCGTTTACTGATTCAACTTTATATGTTTTACCATCAACTTCAAATTCATCTTCACCTTTTTCTTTTGCTTTAGTAACAGCAGCACCAAAGGCATTACCTTCGTTCTTTTCACCCTTACCATCCCAAGCAGCATCAATCTTATTGAAAAACTCTTTCTTTTCTTCATCAGACATTGATGGAATTGATTTTCCTGCCTTTTCTAATGCTTTTTTAAAGAATGCTTTATAATCACCTTCTTCGGCCATTATTGTTTTGATTGTTTCTTTTATAGTGTCTTTAGTAATACTCATAGTTTAATTTCTGATTATAATTTACTTATGGATGTTACAATGTTGTTTAGTCTTTCTCTAATTCTAAACAAATTCTTTTGTGTTCTTTTCCAATATTGGTTTGAATCTAAATCACCTTCTTTTTTAATCTTACCATACCATCTAAGGAATGTTTCGATTTCAGAAAGTTGCTTATTAACTTGAGAAATTCCTCTACCAATTTTTTGTTTTGGAGAAGATTCATCTTTTTTTAATTCTAACCACCTATTTTCACTAACCCTTTCGTAACCAGTAGATTTGTTGATTCTATCAACAACTTTATCTTCTGGTTCATCATCTTCATCAGTACCATCAGTATCTTTAAACGCATTGGGAGTATTATACCCAGCAACGTTACCAGTAGTACTCATTTCGTCTACCGATAATTCATCTTGCTCAATTTCAGCAATTAAATCTTCTACCAATTTTTTTAAACTCATATTTTGACCTTCAATTCTTTTATTAGTTCATATGACATCATTATTGATGAAACATGATTATCAGAAACAACTTTACCAATCTTAGTTTTAGATAGTACTGAGATAGTTTCTGCTAATTTAATTTGAGTTACTTTATCTTTTATTTTAGATTTAATTGATTTTAGTTCTTTTATAATAGATGGAATTGATTTTTCCACATATGATTTAAAACCAGTTGTATTACTTAAATTATTAATATATTCTTTTAACAATAACTTTTGGTCATTATTTAGGTTAGAATACTTTTTATTAAATGTTTCTACTAATATCTTATAAGTAAGTAATCTTAAATCTTTATCTTGCTTTTTATAATTTTCAACTAATTTATCTTTTTTGTTTATAGATTTAGTAGCTGGTTTAGATGTAATACTCTCAATAAGAGTAATTTTTGAATTGAATACATCCTTAACATCGTAGTTATCCATCTTCTTAGATTCAAAAATCTTATAGATAGATGCCATCAAACGATAATTAGATATAGGAGAAGATAAGAAATCATCCATATTAAATGATTCATTAATCTTTTTAATTAGATTATACTTTTCTTTATGTAATTGTTTCTGGTCAATGCGATTATGTGCTTCGTTAACTGTATCTATGAACTTCTCAGCTCTTGATTCAGAATTATACTTTTCCTTCATAAGAAGTTCGTATAATCTTAGCTCTTTATTTAACTCGGTTTTTGGACTAAAAAACTCACTAACGATTTTTTTAGCCTTCTCAGTAGTATCTCCATTTAGAACCTCTAACGTAATTTGTCTTACGAGAAGTTCGAAAATAATACCTGTGTTCTTAAATTTTGAATGTTTTACCCTCTTCATTATGTTTTTATCCTATAATAATATATCAATACACGATACTATACATCGTATATAAATATAAGTTTATTTTGATTTCCTAAATTTTTATTCATCAATCAAATTAGTGTCATCTAAAAAGTCTCCATTTTCACCTATTAACTTTCGTTTTGCCGAAACCCCATTAACATATTCTTTAGCAACTTTTTTAATTGTAGACTCTGTTTTTTTCAGTGCCCTTTGATTTTCTTTTTTACCAAGTGGGTCTCTCCCAAGTGGGTGTTTATCCTTTCCATAGGTGTTTCCCTCTCTAGGTCTACCACCTTTGTTCTTTAACTCAGTCTTTAATTCTTCCAATTCATCTTCTACATCGGTTGGGTCTGATTCCATAGCTGGGTCATTGCCTTCATCCTCAATTGAACGATATCTGAATCTATCTTTAAGGTCATTAATAAGTTGAACCTTTTGAAAATCAACTTCATCATCACTAAAGTTAAATATATTTTTGTATGCCCAATCTTTAGATACCATATTTAGTGCAGATATATCAGAAACTAATCTAACTTTCTCAGACCAAAGATTTACCTTTTCTTGTTCATATATAGTAGATGGATTAACTAAGTTTAATTCAAAATCAACCATTTCAGTTCCTTCTAAACCTTGTGCAGCTAAATGAGTTACTGCTAACTTAGTTAATTCTGATACTAAAGTTCTTTGTATTCTTTCGATTGTTCTTGCAAATCTTACATCTTCTGCAGCAAGAGTTGCTTTACCATTTACATTCTCATCATATCCCAAATATGCTTTTGGAATCTTTAGAGCTGCAAACATTTTATTCTTTAAGTAATCGATATCATCAATTGCAGTATATTCTAAACCACCCAATGAATCTATTTGAGTACCACTGTCACCACCCCTAACAGGTAAAAAGAAATCTTCAGTTAGGTTTTGGATATTATATTTTAAGTTGTAATCTCCAGTTCTTTTATCTACGAATGGAGTTTTCTTCATTCTACCTATAATCTTCTGCATATAGTTATCAACCTCTTGTGGAGGGATATTACCGATATCAATTTTGAAAACTCTTTTATCTGGTGCTCTCATGATTCTATGAATTAACATAGCATCTTCCATAAGAGAAACTTGCTTCCAAATTCTTCTACCATTCTCAATCATTGCCTTACCATAGGGAAGGAAGTTTGTATCTGATAATAATCTAAAGTGTACTATTTCGTAGTTCTCATATTCACCCTTACCATTTGGGTCATTGTTTACTTTAAACTTTACATAGTTGTGATTGTTTGGGTCAGTATTCTCTAATCTCTCAGTATCATAAACTGGAAGGGGTCTTACATTAATAATACCAACACCCTCTTGTAGTTCTTGTAGTAAAAAGAAATCTCCATACTTAACCATATTTCTTGTCCAAGACCATAGGTTAAATTCTATATTAAGAACATCATAGAATAAGTTCTCCAATATCTCTTTTACTTTTTCGTTTTTTGATTTGATTTGTACAACATCTCCAAATTCATTTTTTAATGTTGATTCATCGGCATAAATATCTAATGCTGATGAGATAATTGGGTCATTATCCATTGCATCATAATCTCTGAATAGTTCTCTACGAACTTGATGGTAAGCCATTGACTGAGCTGCCATATTATCTGATGCAAAAGACCTTTGTAGTTTTGTGTACCTATCTCTTAAATTCATAAGATTAGTTGTACCTTGCTGTCTATCATCGGTATCAACTACTTTTCTTTTTCCGTCTTTATCAACCGTTACGATTGCTTGAGTAGAAAAGAGTTTTGTCAATCTACCAAAAA